CTCATTCCAAGATCACTCAAGACCATCTTCGAGCGAAGTGCACCAATCCATTCTGAACCTAATTGTGCGGATGGTGCGAAATATCCACCAGTGCCGTCAGTTCCAACGGTGAGCTCACGCTTTGCCGTGTACATATCACTGCGCCATGCATAATCTGGAACATAGAAACCTTGCGGAGACTTGCCTGACCGATGAGCCATTTCTTGACTCATTTCACTCTCAAATCCAGCCTGAGACCAATCACCACGTGATGCGGCATTGAGTGCTTTTAGGAATGAATAGCGTTGTTGCTCTTTTGGCTTAATATCCACCGGATCATCCAATGGAGATAAAGGTTTCGTCTCGATTTTATCGAGTAGTTTTTCACGGAACGTAAATAAATCCGTACCGTTATGAACGCATTCATCTGTGAAAGCGCGTAAATTGTGACGCTCTCCCAGAGATTGCATCTCCTTGATTTCTTTATGTCGCTCCGCGAGTGCTTCTGCCTTCACTTTCTCGGCATCCACGCTCGGTACTTCTGCGACAATTTCTGTTTTAGTTTCCATATTTATTTCCTTAATAATTGGTTTAGGTTCGGCACGTCCGACCCCAATGTCAGTTCTGTCCGCCGGAATACTCACTAATGAGATTTCCATTGGCATCCATGACGCTCGATAAACATCTGTGCCGTCGCGTTGTTCCTCCTGTTTTTCTAAATGTGTGACAGAATATCCAACGCTTATATTGGTACGAATCTTGTCATTTACATCTGCCAGAATCTCCGATGCTAGGTCGCTCCTTCCAAAGCGCACCACCGAGCGGGACTTCCCCTCAGTCTCGTCAACCCTTGCAGTTTCAATTACGCCAATCTGCACCTCTGGATCGTGATTCAGGAGTAACGGTGCCCTTCCGGACGACATAAACTCCATATCAATGTCTTCATTTTTGTGTGATAAAACCTCCCATCCAAAGCTCCGCATAACCGGTTCCTCAGATGCGAAAGACAATGAGACTGTGCGATCATCTTCCTCGCCTTTTGCTCTTTCAAACTCCAGCGCGAACGTCCGTGTCTCCAAATCTTTCAAACTTTTTCTCTCTTTAATCGTTAAGTTCTGTTCCATCGTCTACCTTTGGTTGTGCCGGATTTTTAGCTCCGAGCGGTTCTATGTTTATTTCAAGGTTAAATCTATCTGCCATCTCTAAATCTGCCTGTAATGTTGAAAAAGTTTCTTCAACGTCCCTTCCGGAAATTTGCTGAGCTACATCTGAAAAAGTCATGAACCCATTTTGCAATCCATTAATTGCTGCATTCACTTCCTTCAACGGATCAACCCACGCATACCCTCGCGGTCTGAATATGGCCGCATTTGCGAATTTGTTATATCTCTCAATCGGAAATGGTATTGCGCCGGATGTCATTCCTAAAGCCAACCATTCTCTAAATACTGGCTCGGCAAAGTGTTCAGTTAAGAAACGCTGATGCATTCGGTAATTATCTCGCGAATCAATTGTTCCGGATCGGATCGAACTGTAGCTAACAGATTCAAGATTGCTTGACAAAGTTACATAATCCAATCCCAACCCTGACGCGATACTTCTCAGCATTGCCTTATGGAAATCCGCAAAAGCTCCGTTCGGATGATCCATTGACGGAGAGACTATATCCACACCGGAAGGCAACTGTGTTATTGAACCAGGTTCTCCCGCGTCCATGATCGGTGCGTCTTGGTCGAAATCATCTCCGGCGTAAGCGACTCCATCCTGTGTTTTCAGGAAAAGACTGCGAGATGCACCGAGCCTCGCGGCGACTAATTCTGCCTCAGAATATCCGTTAAGCTGATGAATCTTATCCATCACGGACGCAAAAAGTGGCACACCTCGCGTTTGCTGGCATCTGTCTGGTCTGTAAATGTGCAAAATATCTGATGCAGGAACTCTAATTCTTCCTGCGGTAACTCCAACCTCATCATAAGGGTGTGAACCCTTGTGTAGATGATAAGCTACCGGACGATTCATTTGATTGAGCTCCACACCCATTACGATGCGGTTTCCATTGCTCAAAGTTGTGTTGTGTTCTTCATCGAGATAATCCGGTTCTAAAAACTGCAGGGAATATCCAAATTTATTGTCAGCATTACGAATATGTTTAACCAGGACTTCGCCATCTCTGATTAATCCTTCCTGCACCATTTGCTGGCAGTCTATCCATGAATGCTTCTGAGTTATTTCACAGACTCCCTTCTGAACCCATTCCTTCCAGAGACGCTCCAGAATGTCATTTCCCGCCATATCCAGCTCGCCCTTGAGCTCACCGTTGCGTGGAAGGTTTCTTGCTCGTACTTGCAAGTGAAGCCCTTTGTCGCCCACGACTTGAGTCCGGTAAATTTGCAGTGCTTTCGTTGCTATCGGCTCATTTCTCGCGAGCTGCCGACAGCGGTCTCTCATTTTACGTAAAGCCGGTCGAATCTCTTTGTCTGCACTTGTTGAATTTCCTAAAAAGTTTTGAAACAATCTTGAAGTCGATGCGCCTGTATAATTACGCCTATAAGGGATTTTGCGCTCATCACGCGTTTGACCCCATGAACTTGGATTCCACCATGCCATAATTAAAACCTCACAAGAATATTTTGACCCGTCCTCCTGCCACTCAATGCACGATCTTTCATCACCTCACGGTTGTAAACGCTTCGGTAGTAATTAAGTTGTGCAGATACTTCATCCATTGACCTGAGTGTATTAGAACGGTCTGTGATACTGTATGAACTCGTTAATTTCTGTGCTAAACTCTCCTGTGTTGCTTCAAGGTAATCCACCATTTTTGCCGCATGAGTACGTGGATCAGCTTCAGAAGTGACAAGGTTTGTTTTAACCTCAAATTTGCCACTATCCAGTGCAATGCGCTCCGAGTCCGAGGATCGTGTAATGTACATATTCCACGCGTATGTTCCAGCCGTGTAATTGGTAGTAGTGGAACTCGCAACCTCAACTATGTATTCTGTCCCAGACTCGGAAGCTGTAAACGAAAAATTGGTACTTCCTGAACCTAAAAGCCTTGCGCGATAACTAAGTGCGTATGAACTCGGTGCGTAAGTAGAACCGAGATCAGTCCGTTTCCAGACCCACCGATCACCGATTACTATCACCTCCGGCTCAGTTGTTGGATAATTGTCACTATCGAATAAATCTGCCATTAAAAGCCTTTCCAATTAGTCGCCCAATTTCGTTGCCGTTGTGGACGTTGTTTGGGTTCTTTTTCCTTCCTCATCTCTCCTAATTTCTTCTGTATAACTGCCATGTTTGCATTCAACGAACGGAACGCGCCTAAGTTGTATGTCATCAAATCAAGTGCTTCATTACGTGGACGCATCTTTTTAAATTCCATGCGTGGGATTCCTTTTGAGTATCGTTTGACTAATCTCTCTGATGTAAGCTGAAGATAAAACTCCTCGTCCAGAAAATCGGGAAAATGTATATAACCTGGTTCTTGATCGTCTTCAACTTTAAGCCTGACCATGATTTGTGTCTTCAGCGTATTAACCCCCAACGGAAACACATTGCATCGTGCAGAATTGTTTTTACTCGGACGCCCAACCTCGCCGCGATTCATCCCACCCACGCCTTTGATAGCACAGACGCCAGTCGCCTCCAGCTTTTTACAAAAAGCGTAAACTGCTCCGGTTTCATATCCAGAGTCAATAAATGCTCTTGTAATCCTTAAATCCTGTCCCGATGGGTGTGCCCATGTCGTTCTAAGATATTCCTCAACCTTGAGCCAAACTTCCTCGCTTGTCGGCGAACCATAGAAAATCTGCATTCCCACGACCCATATCTGATTTGATGAGTAGCCATTAACCAGGACTTCGATACGATCAGCTTGAACGTCTGCACTCGCGCATAAAACACCAATAGATGCATCAGGTATCGGTTCAACGTATGATTCGGATCTTCCCATGATTGAGTTGACCTCAATGCCCTCGCCTTCCTCTTCCTCCCAAGTCTGACCGAGAATGGTGTTGATAAATACTCTGAGAGCTTCCTGACCGGTTCGCTTTGCCTCAATAAAGATATTCGCGATTTCAACAATTTCCAGCCACGGAGAATATAACCCACTGAGATGGAATCCTGCCACACCAGTAAAAGGCTTAGTCGCGATCCATTCACCGCACTTAATAGCTTGTTTCCTCTGTATGTCATTCCAAGATTCATCGCATTCAACACAATGGTATTTTGCTGTGTGTGGTTTATTCTTTTCCCATCTTACTTGCGCCCATTCGAGAACTTGCGGTGTTCCGCATTTCCAGCATTTGATGTTGTAATATCTCTGGTCTGACCCTTCAAATGCAGATTCGATCCTTGACGCACCCTTTATCGTTGGTGTGGATGTAAGCAGGATTTTCTTCTGCCAGTATGTTGCGGTCCTCCTTTTTGCCAGATTTATCGGATCACCTTCTGCTCCTGCTGATAAAGGATAACGGTCAACCTCATCTGCAAGTAATATTGCAATGCTCCGGCTTGCCAGAGACGCAGGAGAATTTGCACCGCATACCGTAACGTGTCCTCCTGCGAACGTTTTATGAAGCGTCGTGTTACCGCTGTCCCTTGAGCGTGCATCTCCTACCTTGTTCCTCAAGGACGGTGTATCGCGGAGCATTAACGCTAATCTATCCTTTGACCAGGTTTGCGCCATCGAGAGTGTCGGTTGCAAACATAAAATCGGCAACGGATTGTGCTCAATGTAATAACCGATGATATTGTTTATAATCTCCGTCTTCCCAATTTGCGACCCTGACATAATCACAATCTCTGAATACTGAGGATCAGAGAATGCGTCCATCATTCCGCGCTGGTACTCTGCATTCGATGTATAAAACTGTCCAGCGGACGCGGATGATTCAGAAGATAAAACGCGCTCTTTATCTGACCACTCCGAAACTGTTAATTTAGGAGGCGGAAGAAACCGACTCGCTTGCTTTTTTCGTTCCGCTTTCGCCTTTAGGAGTCCGGAGCTCGTCGTCTGATATGACTCTTGAGACTTCTTTAAGTGCGCTTCTGATTTCATCTTCTACTATCTGTTTGCATAATCCTTGTTTGGTTTCTAATGCCAACGCTGGTGCGAGCTTACTTGGTAGGACCATTAAACGGCCCTTGAGAGTGTCGCCAAGTTTCCCGACAAATTCTCCGTGATCTGCAACGCTGATTGTGTTTTCCTGTGTCCTCTCTAACTCCAACTCTGCCATCATTGCTTCGGCTTGGAGCTTACGTTTGCGTGCTTCGTCAAGATCGATGATTCCTTTGTTGTTGCCATCCACTCTTGCTTGCAGATACATCACATAACCCTTGACGTTCGTCATAAACGGATAACGACCGCGCTCCTCCTTCGAGAGAACACCTTCCTTGACCAGTTGTTGAATCCTTCGATCACTTAGGTTTAAGACACTTCCGAGTGATCCAATTGGAACGGTTTGCTCATTCATGCTACTTTTTTGTGGAGCGTGAGGATCGGAGTTGCACCGTCGCTGTTCGGTTGGTCACCGTCATTGCCTGACTT